TCACACAAACTGAAATGCAATCGGCATCAGTTCTTCCATGCTGTGCACCACATCACCGGTATTCAGGACTTTCACATCCACCGGGAATTTTTTCTTGCCGAAATCCATGAGATGCCGCAGGTTGATGGTCAAGTCCTTCTTTTTCGCCAGCTTCAGAATAAAGGGTGCACAGTTATCGCCACAAGTTGAGGCATTGAATACCTTTTCCGGGTCATTTGCCATCAGCAAAAGCGTTTTCGTACCGCCAGACAGTTTTTCCGGCGAGATGACCCCCAGAACCGGGCTTTCCACCGCATGAGGGCCTTTGACATCGGACTTGTCAATTTTCTTGATGACCTCTTTGGCAAAGTCAGAAGTCAGCCATTCATCTTTGTAGGTATAGTTAAAATAGACCGAAGTATTGTAGACAGCCTCCGGCATATCTCCAAAGTAGATGTTCAGCATGGTATCACCTCGCAGATGTGAGTCATTTGCTATTATTGTACCTTCTTTCCACTCACAAAACAAGACACAAAATGCCCGTTGGCTCTTGATAAAGAAAACCAGACCTGTCCGATCAGACGAAAACCATCCCAAATGTCGAAACTGGATTTATTGCAGTCTGTAATGATTTTTCCATTTGTCACAATGAAATTGAAGGGCAGAGATCGAAAATACACTACCTTTGATCAAATCGCCCTATAAGAAATCCCAAAAAGCAGTTTATTATCATCCTATTAGATTTCGATCTATGGATAACAGTGTCATAAATCACCAGATAGAATGCTATGCGTTTTTATAGTAGTTGTTCCTCCCGATCAATTTCTATTTGATTCATAACATCCTGATAAATCACAAAAAGAGGTATTTTTATGACAATGGCAAAGAAGCTCCCACTTTTAGCACCTTCCATTCATACGTTTGAAGTGAATGGAACGTACACGGATTGCGAAGCGAAGCGCACTGTATTTATGGCAATTCAAAAAATGGTATCCGCTGGAAAATACTATCGGGTTCCGTATCATGGCTCCTCGAAAAAAGGCTACTCTTATAAAAGAAAAGATGGCGGTTTGACCATCACACTGGCAGAATACCCAGATTTCAGGAAGAGATACATAACGTTATCTGGTGTGAACCTCGCTCGGATCGCAGGTGATCCATCTCGTTTAAGCTTAACAGATTTATCGCCAGAAGGTTTGGCCATGCAAGAGCAGGCATTTCTGGATGAATTGGAGCAGCTTGGACTCCTTGAAATTGAGAATTCCATTAAATGGAAAATGCACCGGTTGGATATTACACAAGACTTCTATGTGAAATGCGATCCCTCGCTGATGGTAAAAATCATTCGTTATGCAGGAAGCGTTGACCCGTACAGGAAAGGTCGCGCACTGCACTATAACCAGCACAATGAGATCCGAAGCTGTAAATTTGAAAAAACGTGGTACGATTTTGCACTCTATGACAAGCATCAACAGCTCTTAAATTGTGAAAAGGAGAGCTATCCGATTTCTCCAGACGATTTGGAACGCTCAAAAAATCTGGTTCGATATGAAATCCAATTAAAGCGCCCCAGTCTGAAAGAATTTGAGTACGATAAGTTGGAATCGAAATCTTCAAAGCTCCAGTTTGGAAATCATGCGCTGTTTCATTATTTTGATAAAATCAGTGATGATATTCCGCTCTTTCTATATCGGTATGCCGTCGATTATTTTGGCAAGCATTCGTGGTATAACGTTCCAACTGCCTTGAAAGCCGTACAAACGAGCAACCTTGATGACGATACCAAGGAACTTGTCGCTGCGTACATCGAAGCGCAGGATGAGCCGGAACTGACCGATAAGATACATCATAAAAAGAAAATCGCAAAGGCTTTGGAAAAATTAGAGATCAACGATGTAATCATCCCTTGCCGCATCCTGAACGACCGTCAATGCGGCAGATTTCCATGTACGCCCTTATGCACAAGGGTACAAGGTCTTTGATTGGATAAAAACGTTCCGTGCAATGCAACACGAAAATTCACCAGAATCACAAGAATGGAGTTGATTTTCAATGCTAGACAACTATCCTGATGTCCTGAGCTTCCGGCAGGTCATGGAAATTACGCATGTTGGCAGAAATCTACTGCTGCGTCTTCTGAACAGCGGCGAAATTCCCGCCTTCAAGATGGGAAAACTCTGGAAGGTTTACAAACAAGACCTGATTCAGTACATGAGCCAATGTCAGTGAGCCTTATCTTTCGTTTGGGGCAAAAAGAATCCCGTTGGACTCCGCAGCAGGAATCCAGCGGGATTTAATCTTATTGATTTTTAATTCGTTCGTCTCAAATTTCAAGAAGGATTTTTACGTCTTGCACTTTCATCAAAATTGTATTTGGGCACCGTTGTTTGCTGCGATTTTCACTACTTCATCGACATAAGGCTCTGCTTCATCGTCCGTTTCCGCATAAACCGGTCCATTCATATAGACATCATAATAGTCTGAATAACCCGAAACCTTGTCAGTATCACCATCAATATGCGCGTAGAAACAAATATAATTAACGAACCGATTCCACGCCCGTGCATAATCTGCCTGACTGGTGCATTCGTATATATCCGTATACATCGCATCCTGCCAAGCAATGGCAAGTTCATTTTTGTCAAGGCTTTGGAATCTTGTACGCTCGGACTCTGGCAATACATCATTCTCGTAATATTCACGAGCTGCCGTCATAATCTCCTCCGTCAAAGTTGCGCTTTCATTGCTTTCCACGTAGACTTCGTTCACCGACGCAGCCGCAGGCTCTTCTGTCACACTCTCCGGCTCAGATACAGCACCGGCAACATCATTTAGAGCGTTATCAATCGCATTGTTGCTGGCAAGGCCATGAGATTCGCAGTAGCTGTTACTGATCTCGGAAAGCGCGATGTTCTGCCTTAATAGGTTCATCGTTTCGCCGTCCATGGTCATCCGGTCGATTTCAAAAGAGCCGTCATCATTCAACTTGAAATAGATGCCAACGGTGGATTTTTCTCCCGTTTGTGTGCTGACGCACTCACCGCTGTAGTGGACAAAAGTCACTCCGTCCTGTTCATAGTTTTCCCACGTTCCATTTGCAAAAAAATCGTCCAACACCTCGCCTACTGTGGCTTCTGCCGGGAAGACACTCAAGTATCCGTCCGAAATTCCTTTGGAGCGGGCATTGTCTGAATAAAGCACAGGATATAACATATATACCGCAAACGCGACAAACGCCGCCGTAATCGCCAGCTCAATCAACAACGGCATCTTATGTGCGCCGAACAGCTTCCGGACTGCTGCCTTTTCTTCTTCCACCTGCTCCGCAGAAATTTTTTCAGGGTACAGGATGGCGATCACCTGCGACAGCAGAACGCTGCTGAAAACTGCATACAGATATTCTTTCTTGCTACTCTTGGATGGCTTGGTCAGGATGGTCATTTTCAGACCATCGGCTGTGTTTTTCAGCTGATAGGTACCACGCTTTTTGCTGTAAAAGGTCATGGCATCCGCAGTATCCGTAACCTGTTCAACGTCCGGGTTGGCAAATCCACGGCGGATGCGGTCTACGGCTTCTTCCCAGCTCATTCCTTCCGGCAAAGGCAGCTGGCCTCTGTCATGCTCCGGGCCATAGACTTTTTTATAGACATCATCCCGGAAGCCAAAATAGATTACTGCGGCGATTAGAAGCCCCAAAAGCACCGATACCGCTCCGGCACCCGTTGCAGCACCTGTCACCACGCCCACAACGAATCCCAGCAGCAGCCAGATCTTTAAGCCATCCAGCGCGATGCTTCTGCGCGCAGATGCGGTAAACAGCGGATGAAAGCCGCTCAGATTTTTGGATTTTCCTTTGGCTTTTTTAGCCTCTGCACTGCCATCATAGATTTCAAATCGTTCTTTCATGGTTTTTCCTCCCATCTCAATGGATGAACAGCTTTTTCAGAATCGCCACTGGAATCAAAATCAGTCCCAGCAGCACACCAAGAACGAATCTTGTCAGGAAAATATCCTTCATTGACCCAATTTGAATTTTGTTTGCGTAGATGGTCTGCCCAACCGCCCAGTAACTCAACACACAATACACGATAAAGACAACCATTTCCATCTTTTTTCCTTCAACCTTTCTCAAATGTACCGCCACACAGAATTGAACCCTTGCAACTTGCTGTTTTCGATTCATCCCCTTTTCCATAACGCCTAATGCGTTCGCTTATAGTTGGATTTATCTTGTTAAAATTATACGATTTATATAATTACATGTCAAGCCGTCCATCCTTAAAATCGTAAGTAGCACTACGATTTATCCAAGGAGGTCTATGACATGGAACGCGAGAAGCCAAACTTTGACATTCTGGGAAGGATCGACCGGGAGCGGTTGGCTCGTGGATGGTCTGAATACACCCTTGCCGAGAACTCCGGTCTAACGCAATCCACCTTATCAACGTGGCGCAGACGAAACCTTCAGCCTAATGTGACCTCAATTGAAAAAATATGTCACGGCCTTGGTATCACACTCTCGCAATTTTTTGAAGAAGACACTGCCGTTCACCATTTGACAGAGGAGCAGAAATCCCTTTTGACCATCTGGGATAGACTTTCGCCCTCGCAAAGAATCGCTATTTTGGATTTAATTCGGGCATTTCTGCCTGAATAAAGCAAACCTTTACAAAAAAGAAGGATGCCCGACGACCATTGCGTCACTTGGCATCCTTCTTCATTAGACAAAGGACTTCAGAACTTTTTTCAGTGCTTCACGCTGTTCCGGGGTTATGCGATTCAACAAATTCAAAAATTCCTGTTGTTCTTCCTTCGTAAATTCGCTATGGGGTTCATCTTTTACACATTTTTCGTTTTGCATAACAACTCTTCCTTTTTAAGTTTTCCCTCGTCAGTCAAATCAGCCCGAATCTGCCGCTTATATTTATAATAGGTATTCCGGGCAAGTCCAGTCAATTTCATGCACTCCATGTCATCCAATGTGCCGCCAAAGGTCTTGCAGTGGGTGCGGATGATCTGCTTGGCTTCTCTGGATTTTTTCGTTTCAAAGCCAACACCCTTTTTGCGGCCAACCTGCTTGCCGTTCAGCCGGGCGGTCAAAAGGCCCTCACGGGTGCGCTGGTGCAAGTCGGCAACTTCTTTTTCGGACTGCTCAAAGGCCAGTTTGATCTGCTCTTTTGCCAAGGCCATCAAATATTCGTTGATGCCCTTCAAGATGAAGTCCACATTTGTCCCTGTCATGGCAATGCTGCCGGACAGGGCTTTTTTGTAGGTCTCGGTGTCGATGTGGTGCTCTTTCAAGAACACCAGCCGGATGCCCTTGTGGTAGAGGTCTTCGTACAGAGCAAAACCCTCTTCTGCATTTCTGGACATCCGGGACACCGAATCGAACACTACCACATCTCCGGCTCTCAGAATCCGATAGAGCTTCAGCCATTCCGGGCGAAAAAT